GAAGGAAGTTTTGTAAGAAATTTATCTTTAGAAGCAGAAATATCTAATAATTTAGCTACAATGATAGTAGCTGGAGCCCAAATAAACTCAAACCAACTTACTGTAAATGCTACTGCATTCAGTCAATATAATGATGGATTAAAAGATAGAGTATTAACAGAAAGAACTAACTGGAACTACACTCCACCATCAAGCTCAGTTGATTATAGTAATGAAAAAATTACTGAATTATGGAATGGAAAAATTGCAGAAACTTTCCAAACAATATACGGTGACCAAACATCTTGGAATGCAGAAACTTTATCATCTCTTAAAGAATTAACAACTCAATATCTCCAATTATCAGTAGGTAATTTAACCGAAAAAAAACAAATCTCAACTCCATTTTTTATGCCGTTCAAATTAGGATTTGATATGGATGGAATGTCTGGGATAAGATTATGGGAAAAATTTCTAATAGACGATACTATTCTACCCCCAGCATATGGTAAAGATAATATTGACTTACAAGTAACTGCAATAAACCATGTAATAAATAATGCTTCTTGGATTACCCATATAGATGCCATACCAGCACCTAGAATAGATACTCCTGAAGCTATTAAACGCCCACCTATTCAAAGATCTACTGTTACTCAACAGCAACCTTCAAATCAAAACCTCCCAAATAATCCAGGTTTAAAAGAAATTTTAAAATCTGCAGGATATAATGAAAATTCATTTATATTCCAATTAGCATTATTTATAGGTACTCAAGAAGGATATAGAAAAAATTCCCCTAATTCAGCCCCTGTAAGAAATAATAATCCTGGTAATTTAGATTTTTCATTTAATTTTAGAACTTTAGACCCAGGAGTAGTAAGGGATCCACTATATAAAAGACGTTTTGCTAAATTTTCTACCCCAGAACTAGGAGTAAAAGCTTTAGTTGAGTATAAAATAAAAAGATGGTCAAATGGTAACTATCCTAGTACTATTGTAAATGGATCTAATATTAAAAGTAAACAATATCAAAATACATGGAACGTTCCTCTTAGTGTAAGAGACACAGCTGGAAAAAAAGTTCCTTTAAATTTAGTTCAGTTTATTTACATATATGCACCCCCAAGTGATAATAATAATACTGAAGGATATATAAATCGTCTAGAAACCTCCATCAAAAATATATACCCAACTTTTAACAAAAATTCTCCACTTATAAACTGGATAAATAGATAATAATGTATATACCTAAAAATAGACTTATTACAAACCTACAAACAAATCAAGGAGAATTTGTTTACAAAGATACTCTTATCTCTTATGATGGATATTACTGGAAAAGTTATGACGGAAAATACTTTACAGGAAAAACCCCAAATGATTCTCCATCAGTAGAGATTATATTACAAGTTAATACTAATACCCCTACAGACTCTCCAACATTAACTATAGCTCCATTTTATAATAATATTATAGATAACAACTCAGAAATAGACTTAACTTCTGAATACATTCCATTAAAAAATATAGACATTGCAACTGTAAAACTCCTTCCATCTCAATACTACCCAACACCAACTCAAGATGATTATAATTTAGGAGTATTTCCTAGATATTTTGTTGTAAAATCAAACGAAAATATTTATCTTGAAGTAAACAAAGACACATACGATAGTATTAATTCACAAAGCACAGATTGGGCTTGGGAATTATATGTTCCCTTTACTATATTATGGACATTAACAGGTGAGAGAGATAATGTATTTATAACTAACAGGAATATCACCCAGTTAACAGAACAAAGACTTAAAAGAAGAGGTCTACAAGAATTTTTAAAACAAAATTATTTAAAATTTTATCAAACAAATGAGCAAAATATTAGTTAGAAGATTATTCGAACAAGAAGAAGAAATGCCTAATGTAGCAATAGAAAAGGCAGAATATGATGTAACAATCGTAACAAAAGATGTAGACGGAGCAGAAGCAGCTATAAACGACCCTAAAAATTACAGTGGAACATTTTCACAAGATAAAGGTGACCTAGTTACACTTAAAAAAATATATTTAGCTCAAGGTATGAGCTTTGTAAAAAATTCATTCCTTTCAGTATTCAAAATGAACAATGAATCTCCTGAAAAATTTGAAGAAGCATTATTTGAAAATCCAAGTACATCTAAATATTTGAAACAAAACCCAGACATGTTAAACATGATAGATGAACTATACAATGTATTGTCATCTGAAGATGGAAAACCATATGGGCAATTTTATGTTAACAGTGCTGCTAATGCAGCTCGTTTAGATAAATTTTCAGGTAAAACAGCTGATACTTTAGGATATGAAGTTAAAGGAAATACAATTATATTCCCTAAATCTTTAAATCCAAAACAAACAAACAACGAAATCAAAAATAAAGTTAAAAAAGTATTAGACGGAAAAGTAGAATATAGATTTAAAGGAGCAGGGGGACCTAGAAATTTAACAAAAATAGGTACATCACAGGTCAAACTAAAAGAAATGATAAGAGAAGAAATTCTTAAAATGTTAAAATAATTTGACATTCCAAACATTCTCTCGTATATTTATAAACAAATTTAAAAATAATAAAACATGAACAACGAATTTTTGAAAATGCAAAAACTAGCTGGTTTGATCACTGAAGGTCAATACAAAGCTAATTTAAATGAAATGTCAGAAGAAACTCTAGTTTCAACACTAAAAGAAAACGGATTTGAAGTTTCCTCTAACCCAGCATGGATAGTAAGAAACTCTGAAACAGGAGATGATTATATATTATACACAGAATCTGGAGATTATATTTCTCATAAGTTAGATGGAGATTTCCCTGAAGGAGTTAAAATTATGGGAGAAGGAGCAGATGACTGGCTTGAACAATTCCTTGAAACAGAAAAATAAAAAATAAGAAGGCTTGGTTTATCCAAGCCTCTTTTTTACATTTATAATAAATAAAAAGGTTATGTTATATTGGTTAATTGAAGATCAAGATCAATTAGAAGAGTTTATTAGTAGATACTACATCGAAGCGTTTGTAGAAATAATTCCATATAGTAATACAATACATCCAACACAAAATCAAATATGTGCGGTGTATATAAGACCGTTAAATTCACATAAAGGCTTTATTATCCCATTATCCCATAGTGAGACAATGTCAATTGATATAAACGAAGTAGAACGCGTTTTAAACACATTTAAAAAGATATATGTTAGGGATAAAAAGGAGTTTATGCATTATTTTTTATTAAATGCTTTATATGACCTCACCCTTACTCTTCCTCCGTATATACAAGAATACACACCCACACACTCATTTTTCTACTCCAAATATCCAAATAAAATAGATATAAATAGAATAATACCTATAGTCAAACACTATGAGTATTGTGAAAAAACATTTAATGATTTAAAACATAAAACAGATGAACCAATTAATGACTTTTACAACAACCGCGCCACAATTGTTTTCAATGCCATTGAACGAAATGGAATACACATTGATAAAGAGCGATTCAAACAGAGTTTTCACGATATCGATTCCGATTTCGTCTTTACACAATACAATTTTAAAACCTTAACAACAAGACCTTCAAACAAATTTAATGGAGTAAATTATGCCGCACTCAACAAAGAAAACGGAGACAGACAATGTTTCATTCCTCGCAATAATATGTATCTTGAGCTTGACATCAGTGCTTATCACCCTACTTTATTGGCTAATCTTTTGGGGTATGATTTTGGGGATGAAGACATTCACGCCTCTTTTGCAAAAATGTATGGAGTAGAATACGATAAAGCTAAAGAAATTACATTCAAGCAACTATACGGAGGAATATGGAAAGAATATGAAAACCTACCATTCTTTCGAAAAGTAATAGCTTACACAGATAGCATATGGGATGAATTTCAATACGGCGGATACATTACATGTCCTATTTCAGGACATAAATTCTATAGGGATAAACTGGGAGATATGAATCCACAAAAATTATTAAATTATATATTGCAAAATTTGGAAACTGCAAATAATGTTAATATATTATGGGACATATTCAAGATATTAAGAGGTAAAAATACAAAATTAGTATTATATACTTATGATGCATTTTTATTTGATTATGATAAGAATGAGAAAGATATAATGAAACAAATACTTAAGATATTTGAGGATAATAAGTTACAAATAAAAGCCAAACACGGAGATAGTTATGATTTTAGGAAAGACTAGTAATATGTATAATATAGAGTATGACATTGCTCCATTCGATATTATGGCAAACAATAAGTTATTTTGTACATTCACACCACTTGAACATTTGGATGGGCTACTTGCTCATATAACATCAAGTTATACAATCATGTATAGTAAGATATTCGTATTACATGTTAAAAGTAATGATGAATATGTTTGTACATATAACGTTGAACAAGGAAACGTTAGTGATTTGCCTGAAAATACTATTTTAGTACATAGAAAAAAAGACAGTAATACTTTATATACTATTAATGCTTTAAACGAGTTGATTAAAGGATTAAATAATGGTATTGTAGATACAAAATATCCAATCAATTGGCAACATTATAAAAATACTATATTGTTAACTCAACACGATGAGTTAAAACAATTGAAAACAAAGATATACAAAATAGTAGAACTTTAAAATTAAGCTTGGTTATCCAAGCTTTTTTTCGTATATTTAATGTATAAAAAAATAATAAGTTATGTACCCAACAGAAGAATACCAAAAAGCATTTGAAATGATTGAAAGTTCTATTATGTCATGTGACAAATTAGAGCAAATCGAGGTTGTTAATAGATTAATTACAGCCTTTGAAAAAGATTCTGCGTTACCTGTTCACGTCGAATATTTAGAAGGATTAATTACAAGTCAAATAGATTTTATATTTGCATTATCAAAAAAAGGAAAAAGTAAAAAATGATTAAACATGGATTTAATAGAAAAATGGACTGAAGAATTACACACCCTTGAAAGATTACAATCACTGACAAGTCCTGGATATACAATGTATCGAATTAGGCAAGCTGAAATTGAATTAATAAAAAAATTTATACAATCATTAAAAGAAAATAAATAAAAAAAATAAAAGTTATGAACAAATATAAACACATTTTTAAACGTTTTTGCCAAAAAATTGGTATAAAAGCAATTAAAGTTTTTAATTTAGAAAACCCAAATAAATCCCACATCGATCATGAAGGAGAATGTATTACAATATGTAAACATTTAATCCCACAAAGTTCTACTGAATTATTATATTCTCCAATTACAGAGAAAAGATACATTAAAAGTAATTCACAACAAATATTTCTTACACTCCAGATGGACCAATTAACAGTAGTTAACCACCAATATAGCTACAATATCAGTTTACATGGTAGCAATGTTTATAAAAGGATATGTAGTATATTTGACAATGAAATGGAAAAACGTCGTAAATTAATGGAAAAAGAAATATATTCAAATGTAAAACATTCATTATCAACAATTGTTAAAAATTTATCACATGAACAAATTTAAAATAACTGAATATTTAGGAATAGCTATAATAACCCTCCCAACAATAATTGCTTTATCATATTTTATAATAAATGAAAAAGACATTTTAATGTTGGAACCGGCCAAAGTAGAAATTGTAGATTCTGTAGAAAGTTTCGTTTTAACTGAACCCATAAAAATGGAAATTGAAAAAATAGAAACACCTGTAGTAAAAAAAGAGCCTGTTAAAAAGGTAGATTCTATAGTAAAACCAAAAGAAATTAAAGAAATTGTAGAAGAGCTAAAAACAGATACATCAAGCCTTCAAGTTGACAAAAATATTAAATAGGTAAAAAAAATAAAAATGGCTAAGCGTTTAAGTAGAGAAGAAAAAAATGAAAAAATAGTTGAGGATTTAATCAACCAAATGTTTATCATTGCTGATCATAATGTAAAATATGATGAAATAAAACATCGTAAGGATAACTGGTACAATGATTGGACAATGACTGAACAGCAATATGATGAATGGGTTAATTGGGGCAAAAAATATATAGCAAAATCATTAAGACTACCAGCAATCATGGCAGAAAAAAATATGAGATTTTTTGCTTTAAATTATGGTTTAAAATTTAAAAATACATTAAAATGAAAAGAACATTTGAAGATTTTTACTATAGCGTTAAGTATAGAGGTAATGAAATATTTGATTTAATTTTTAAAGACTTACCTCGAATTGTTAAAAACTTTTGGATATTCAGAAAAGTAATAGCTGAATATAGATGGTATGGTGGTCATAACTCAGTTTTTCCTTTATTAGAAACAGCTATAACGGATATGGCGGTAAATATAAAAGAAAAAGGATATGAAATAGATGAAAGTCGTTTGAAAAAAGTTGCAAAAATGGAAAGACTTGTAAAATTATTAAACGATACATCCGAAGATAAATTTACAGAATATGCTGAAAATGAAATAGGTGAATTATTCCATTATGATATAGAATTTGAACCCTCCCCAAACCACCCAAGCTGTTATCAATTGGTTGATAAAAAAACACCTGAGGAAAAAGAACATAACAGTAAAGTATTTAAAAGATCTAGAGAAATAGAAGAAGAAACATGGAATGAAATTTGGGAAATTTTAAAAGGACAAGATTGCTCTAAATTTGATAAAGATACTGATTGGAAAAAACAATTTGACGGCACTGGTATCAGAGGCTGGTGGGATTAAAATTAAAAAATATGACAACAATCACAATTATTCTAATTATTATTGTACCTTTAGCGGCATTATGGGTTAGAGGTATTGATTATATGTCAAATAATCATCCTGACTATAAAGGAAACGATTTATTTGGAGAATTTGATGAAGATGATAAACATTACACATTATGAAAAATATATTACTTTTTGCCAATAATATGGCACGATTTCTTATTATTATGGGGCTAGTATCATTAATTAATGGTATCCCTGTATATTACTTATGGAACCATTATCTTGTAAATGCAATAAATGGTATTAACCATATTACTTATATTCAAGCAGCTGGATTGTTTTTTCTGTGTACGTTGTTATTTAAATCTTCAATTTTTAATATAGATGAATCAGATGAAACAGAAAATTAAATATCAAAAAATCATTAAAGAGTGGAAAGATGCCACCTCTAGAGAAATTATAGAAGCTATTATAGATAATGCTTTGTACGGTTTTTCAATTTCAGCTGTAGTAGTAGCTATTGCTACGAAAACAGATATTGCTGTTTTAGGTGCTTATATATTTTATTATTTTTATGTTGGAAAAATTATCAATAGACCTAAATATGTAACTGACCTAGGAAAAATCGTAATATTTCCATTTGCATCAGCTTTTGGGGCGTTTGCTGGGTATAAATTATCTCAATGGGCTTTAGAACTTGTAAAATAGGTTTGGTTTTTAAAACAATACTTCATATATTATATTACATCATTAATTAAAATAAAACAAAAATGGATTTAAATGAAATTAAAAAACGATTAGAATCGTTAAACAAACAATCCTCTGGAAATAGCGGAGGCGGGGAAAAGAAAAATATTTTCTGGAAACCCACAGTAGGGAAACAAGTTGTTCGTGTTGTCCCTTCAAAATTCAACCCATCATTCCCATTCACAGAAATGTCTTTCTATTATGGTATTGGTAACAACACAATGGCATCACCAGCAAATTGGGGTGAAAAGGATCCTATTAAAGAATTTGCAAAACAACTTCGTCAATCAAGTGACAAAGAAAATTGGAGATTAGCTAAAAAATTAGATGCTAAAGTTCGTATTTTTGTTCCGGTAATAGTAAGAGGTGAAGAGTCTGAAGGTGTTAAATTATGGCAATTTGGTAAAGAAGTATACCAAGAATTTCTAAACATGGGTGCTGATGAAGAAATCGGAGATTACACAGACATCATGGAAGGAAGAGACATTAAACTTACAACAGTAGGACCAGATGTTACAGGTACAGCTTACAACAAAACATCTATCAGCCCATCTCTAAAATCATCTCCATTATCAAACGATAAAGGTGAATTGGAGAAACTTTTAGATGTACAACCTAACCCATTAGAAGTATTTAAAAAATATACTTTCGAAGAAGTAAAACAATCACTTCAAAGTTGGTTAACACCTGAAGAAGGTGAAGAGGAAAGTGAAGAAGTTGTAGCACCTGCTCCTGCAAAGTCTAATTTTTCAATAAGCAAACCTGAACCTAAAAAATCAACAGCAGACAAGTTTGATGATTTGTTTGGAGATGATGAAACTGATTTACCTTTTGAATAATATATAAAACATGGCCAAAACAACTCGAAAATCTTTAACTGAAGCAGCTAGCAATGAAATTAAATCTGCTTTTAGTTTGGATAAATTTAAACAAAATAAAGGACTAGCATCTAATGTTAAGTTCAAAGAACAAAAATGGATTCCGTTTTCTCCTGCTTTGCAAGAGACACTATCCATCCCTGGTATTCCTATGGGACACGTTGCAATGGTCAGAGGTAAGAGTAATACAGGTAAGTCTACTACTTCTATTGAAGTAGCAGTAAACGCCCAAAAAATGGGCGTTTTACCTGTATTAATTATTACCGAGATGAAACATGATTGGAATCACTGGAAAACAATGGGTTTTGAAATCAATGATGTAGTAGATGAAAGCACTGGAGAAATAATAGATCAAGATGGATTTTTTATCTATCGTGATAGAAGTACACTCAACTCAATTGAAGACATTGCTGCATTTATTATTGATCTCTTAGTAGAACAGAAAAAAGGTAATTTACCATATGATCTATTATTTTTATGGGATTCAGTAGGTTCAATACCATGTCAAATGTCAATTGAACAAGGTAAAAACAACCCAATGTGGAATGCTGGAGCAATAGCAACTCAATTTGGAAATTTTGTAAATCAACAAATTGTAATGTCTCGTAAAGAAAGCTCAAAATACACAAATACATTGTTTGTAGTAAACAAAGTAGGTGTAGCACCAGCTTTAACACCAATGTCACAACCTAAAATGACAAATAAAGGTGGAGATACATTCTATTACGATGCTTCGTTGTGTTTTACATTTGGAAACATTACAAATGCAGGTACATCAAAAATTGAAGCAACTAAAGACAAGAAAAAAGTTGAATTTGCATTAAGAACCAAAATTGCATGTGATAAAAATCACATTAATGGTATTACCACAAAAGGAACCATAGTAAGTACAGTTCATGGATTCATTAAAGATGATGCTTTAGCAATCAAGAAATACAAAGATGAACATTCTCACGAATGGGTTGACATCTTAGGAAAAGGTTCGTATATTATACAAGAAGATAATAGCGAATGGGATGAGAAAGCAGATGCTTCTGATTTATTCGAAAACGAAGATTAAAATTTAAATTATGAAAAAACAACTTTTAGATCTCTTAGATAATATCCAAGAGAATGGAGAAGAGACACCACAATCAGAGCGATATTTGCTTATAGATGGACTCAATTTATTCTTTAGAAATTTTAGTGCTATAAATACTATCAATTCCCAGGGTATTCATATAGGAGGTCTAGGTGGTTTTTTTAGATCATTGGGTGCTTTGATTAGAACTATCGAACCAACACAAGTTTATGTAGTATTTGATGGAGTTGATTCATCATCAAATAGAAAAAATATTATTCCTGAATATAAATCAGGGAGAAACATGGTTAGACTTACAAAACATGAATTGTTCGATAATCTAGAAGAAGAAAATGATTCAAAAATTGAACAAATAGTTAGAATTATCCAATACTTGAAAACACTACCAGTTAAAACTGTATCGTTAAGTAGAGTAGAAGCGGATGATGTTATAGCTTATTTAAGTTCAACCCTTCCAACCCATCCAGAAGACAGAGTATTTATAGTATCAAGTGATAAGGATTATCTTCAACTTATATCTAAAAAAGTAACAGTTTATAGACCTATAGAAAAGGAATATTATACTGAAGATACAGTAGTTGAAAAATTTGGAGTTACTCCTCATAACTTTTTACTATATAAACTCTTAATGGGAGATAATTCAGATGGAATTACAGGAATTAAAGGTTTGGGATTAAAAGGATTACTTAAACGTTTTCCTGAATTGGCAGAACAAGATATGTCATTTGATGATTTAATTGACATAAGTGAAAGGAAAATGAAAGATCATGTCATTTATTCTAGAGTAGTACATGATATTGCAGGGTTAAAAAACAAGTATATGATAATGGATTTATCCAATCCGATGATGAGTGAACAAGATAAGAGCAATGTGGATAAATTTGTAAAGGAAACTCAATTAGAGTTTCATCCAAAAGAATTTCTTGAAATGTATCACAACGATCAGATTGGTGGATTAATAAGAAACGTAGAAACGTGGATACAAGATATTTTCAAAAAATTAGTTATAAATAAATAGTTACATGACATTAGTAAATTTAAATCAATATGGACCGCACTTCCAGATTAAAGTGCTTTCATCATTGCTAACACATAAAGAATTTTTATTAAATATTAATGATATTTTAAGTGATGAATACTTTGATAACCAAGCTCAAAAATGGATTATCAAAGAAATCATGAAATATTATGAAAAATACCATACCACTCCTTCAATGGATGTTCTTAAAGTAGAACTTCAAAGAGTTACAAATGATGTATTGAAAGTTTCTATTAAAGAACAATTAAAATCAGCATACGAAGCATCAGATGAAGATTTAGAATATGTTCAAGAAGAGTTTGCATCTTTTTGTAAAAATCAACAGCTAAAAAAAGCGTTGTTAACAAGTGTAGACTTTTTGAATGCTGGAGATTATGATTCTATTCGTTCAATGATTAATAACGCTATTAAAGCCGGTGAAGACAGAAATGTTGGACATGAATATGAAAAAGATATTGAAAGCCGATATAGAGAAAATGCTAGAAACGTTATTCCGTTCCCTTGGAAATCATTTAA